AATAAGGACTTATGTTTAGATTGGTCTGTTGTGGCATCTTTTTAGAACTCTAATACGATTTTAATGTCTTCTTTTTGACGCTCATTTCTTGTAATAGAGGGTCTGTTGTCAAGATAAATTAAATCTCCACTGCGTTTATTTATCTCAGCATCGGCAAGTCCATTTGTAAACTGAACTCCTAAGTCAACAGTCTTACCTGCAGGGGTTACAGTGGATATGCCACTAAAGGTTGTATCTACATTAACACTAAATGCGGTACTAGTAACAGCATTTGCAGTTGATGTAAATTCTAAGACTGGAGTTTGATTAGCAACATCTGCACTATCAGTCGGATCATACTTATTTGTAAATGATAATGTTCTATCTTGGAAATACTTAATTACCTGAGTATCAAGATCATAAGATGCAACATAACCTCTAGCAGTTCCTACACCAGTTATATTTTGTTCTATAACTGTACCAATACCAAGAGACTGTGAAGTGTCTCCAGTAAATTTAATAGATTTTAGTGCGGAAAATTCTGATGTTTGTAGGAATGTAGTTCCAGAAGCACCAACTGCTTGAGGATTTCTAACTAATCCAACCTGACCAAATATTGTATCAGGTACAAAATCATAAGAAGATGCATCAAATCTAGTGTATATCAAAACTTTGTCAGTTCCCAATTCTTTATAAGCATTAAATCCATGCCCTAAAGTTGGTGGTATTATGGGACTTAGTTTGGCGAACCTACCATTAGTCGAAACAGTACTATTAATAGAAGATAAATCAACACGGCCATAACTATAACCTTGCCCTCCTTGCGTTACTTGTGCTTGAATAATCTCACCTGTTGTATTAGTTAAGATTCTTACTTTTCCTCCAGTACCATCGCCTAGTATATCAACTTCTATAGGACTAGAAAGGAAATTATATCCTCTACCAGGATCATCTATAGATACAACCTTTATCTGGTTATTGTTGACAGTTGAATCTCCATTATCTCTAACAACTTTCACATCTGCATTAGTAGTTGTTTCCCAATCATTAGGAACAGCAACATATTCAGTAGAATCAAATTTTACAATGTCCGCAGGAGGAACTGTAAACATATATTTCCAAAGGTAACCATCACCACTTACACCTGCAGAGGATGGTTCTAGATCTGTAAAACCTGGTTCATCTAATGATGCACTAGCAATTGTAGTTATACCTGCAGATCCATTATTAATACAAACATAGACTCTGTAGTCTTTGTTCATAACATAATAACTTGATGAATATAATCTACTAGAGTTAGAAACCAAAGAACGGTTAGTTGTGCTATAATCATGACGGTACATGTCATATGATGTACCCTTTGTCCAATTTACTTTTCTAATTAATCTTCTTACATCGCCAGGAAATATCTTTCTTCCAAATAACATAGTATCATACACATGATTATTATAATTGATACTATCGACAGGTGATGGTGGTTGAACAGTAGTACTATTCCAAGTATCTGTTCTTCCGAATCCCGATACTGTAGGATTTGCTAATCCAAGAAAAGCATAGTAAGAGTTATCCCCACTCGTAACATCATCCATGAAGTTATTAGCGTTGATAATCCTAAATTGATCGGTTATAATTGCTGCCATTGCAATATTCTATAAAAAGAGTCTTACTATTTTGATATTTATAAGGTTTTATCGAGTGCTCCAGTATTACGCAACCCAATATTCATACGCTTGGCGGTTGGCCATTCGTCTAGGTCTGGATTATAATTCAAACCTTTAACAGAGATGTTAAGAGGATATGCTACACTTCTCAATGCGGAAGAGAATCTTCCCCATGTTAACCTTGCTGCAGGATGTAGTGTTGAACCAACACCTACAAGTCCACTTACATCAGTTCCAGAGTGTATGTTACATGTAACAACACCAGTTCTAGAACTACCATCCCAAGATATAGCAGAGACATAGTATATATTGTCCACATCAAAGGTGCTGACACCGACTATATCGGAATCATGACTATCAGTACTGGTAATCACACCCGCAACAGGTTGTAATCCAGATCCATAAACTTGAATTGGATAACCTGCCTCTAAATCTTGTACATAAGAAGCATTAAATTCATTAATTAGATTGTTAGTATCTAATTGTAATACAAGACCAAGATCAGTTCCAATACCTGCTGATGTTGTAATACCAGTAATTAAACCAGTATATCCTTTAACATCAGTATTTAATGGATCAATGTCACCCCAAACTTCATAGTTGACACCTGCCTGTGCAGTAGTTCCAAATCCTACATTAGAGGCATGTACAAATAAACTAAACGAATCTGCTAAGTTACCATCAATATCTCTAAAGCGTTCTGTGTGATTAGTAAACAAGAATGTATCAGTAGAAGCAATAGATGCTAGTACATTACAAATAGGTGTTATTTGTGCTTCATATTGATCCCTTGCTTTAGAAATTAATCCACCACCATATTCAATGTCTTGTTTTTGTTTAGTCCATCTTAGAGGTTTAAATTCATTATTATTAACACCACTACCTTGATAGAATGGTGTCTCAACAATAGATGCTGTTGCAATTCTTTGAATTACTCTTTCATCCCTTTGTGCAAAGTTAGTTGTATCTTTAGCAACATTGTTTCTTTCAATTTCTGCACTCTTGAATAATTCTATTACATCACCTTCTTTGACAGTTTCATTAACATCAAATATGAAACTATCTTGACCAACTGTTCCTCTGTAGAAGAATATAAACACATCATCTTCATCTGTTGGTGCAGAGTCAAATGATATGGATGTTCCACCTTCAAACTCATAGTTTACGCCAGGTTCTTGAAGTACACCATTTACAAATATTAGCAGAACAGAATCTAATTCTATAAGTCTAGATTGTGGATCATCAAGATCTTTTTCAAAACTAACTAACTGGTTCTGATAATAAAGTGGGAATCTTTTGTCTCTTCCATTTTGGAATGGTTTGATATTATCAATGTAATCTAACTGTCCAAACTGCCACGCAGAAATATCATCATTAAAGATATTAGAGACTGTTATTTCAAACGGTAAGAAGTCATCACCTGCAGTAGGATCAGTTGATAATCCAGCTAATGTAAATTTATCACCAATCTTGAATCCATAACCAGGTTTACTAAACTCCCATTTAGAAACTTCAAATAGTGTAGAACCTGCACCTGTATTTGTGCTTACTCCAATAATGTCTACAGTAATAGAAGCACCAACACCTGCAGTTGTAGTATTGCCAAGTCCTAGTCTGTAAAGACCTTGTATTCCTAAATTAGCACCATTAGGATCAGGAGCAGATAATTGTGTTCCGCTAGTATATCCTGTTCCTGCATGATCAATACTAAAGATTAATGAACCACCTGCACCAACAGTTGCTGTAATCGTTGCTCCTGATCCAACAGGATTTGTAACACCAATAGATACGGTTCCTAAAAGTTGATTATAACCAGAACCAAATGTTAGATCATCCAAATACTTGAATGCATATGGTGACCCACCACCATTATATGTGTGAGGTATTGTGCTAGGTCCTACAAAAGTATTGAATATTGTAGATGATACTATATTCGTTATATCTGTGGATTGGTCATAGTCTGGGAATATGTTAGTTGTAACACCAACATAGTTAAGAGTTTGAACCGCATTTGTTGCTGCACTTACGAATGTATGTGCTGACTGTGGTAAAGACTGTACAGAACTTGTAGCAGCAGAAACAAATGTATGTGCAGATGTTCCAGTTCCACCTGTACCAACATTAAGATCAATCGTTCCTGTCTGTTTTATTAGTGCACCTGTAGCAACAGAATATAATGAATGGTCACTTGCATCATAATGAGGATATATGCCACTAGACGATCCTACATTGATAGAGAATGTATTGAGTGTTGTACTTGCTACCGCAACCCACTTATCTCTTATTGGATCACCTAATCTAGGATATGGGTGATAAGTTGCGTTATTATCTTTACTGCATGTAAATGTTAGAGAATCTCCCGCAATTTGTATTCTGTTGCCTACCATGAGGTTATGACCTGCAGATGTTGCTGTTAAAATACCTGCTGTAGGATCATAAATTGCGGTAGATATATTTGCGGTTGCTGTTCCAACTGCGACAACATTAATAGATGCACCTGATACTGGATCAGTTGCACGAGGATATGTTTTCTGTGCAGTGTTACCATCTTGTAAACAAGTAAATGTAAATGTATTGTCTGGAATTACAACTCCTTTGCCAACATATAGATCATGTGTACCTATCGTTACTGTCATGATACCTGCATTAGGATCATAGTCTGCGTCTGATGGATTCCAATAAACATTACTACCTGCAGCACCTACATTGACTCTAAAGGTATTTGTAGTGACATTAGAGACAGTTAGATACTGACCATTACCTGCAAGAGGATCAGTTGGACGAGGGTATGTCTTATTACCAGTTCCCATTGTACAACTAAGTGTCAGTGAGTTAGCTCTGAAACTTATAGCATCACCATTTGATAATCCATGATTATTCAAAGTAACTGTTGATATGCCAGTTGCAGGATTGTACACAAAGTTTGTAGGTGTTCCTACATCGTCTTTAGGACATGTAAAGTATAATCCAACAAGTTTTATTTGATCATCAATAGTAAGACCGTGATTTGTTGCGGTGGTTACTGATAATATACCAGTCACATTATCATATTGTGCGGTGCTAATTTGGAATCCTGTGCCTTCTGAGGTAGGAATACCAATAATATTAGTAATAGTACCGCTAGAATCTAATTGAGGGAATACTTTTGCACCAACAAAAGGAGCATAACCTCTACCTGGCGTAGATCCTGCCGATATAACAATTCCACCTCTCGGTAATTGGTTCTCGTTGACATCACCAATGTCTATTATCGGTGTCGTAAATCCTTCCGAACTAACACCAGTAAATTGAACTGAAGCAATTCCCGCATTTTCTATAATTTTAAAGTTTGCATTAGTATTATTTTCACTAAATGGTGCTTGGAATATATTATTGATGAATAATACACCGTTACCACCTGTAGTACCGATACCAGTAACTGCTCCACCTACAGAGGTTAATGAATAAGTAGTTTCTAATCCGTCAAATGAATTTGATATATCATCAAATAATTGATTCTTAAGATAATCTTGCCTTAAGAATGTTCTTCCACCAAAAGTTGCTCTAGGATATGGTAAGTTGCCAGGATTAAGTAAACCCAAATCACCACCAAGAGGTGCTTGTGTAAAGTGTATATTACTATCTAATATCTGGAATGACCCTCTAAAGATCCTAGCAGGTTCTCCTGCAGCATGTGGAGTAGCAGCAGTTCCAACTGCACCCCTTTCTACTTCAACTAGACTCCAAGTTCCTATACCAACCGCAGGACCTAAACTAGTTGTACCTACACCAACATTTCTTACGATAGAATATTCATCTTCTATTCTAATAAGATCACCAGATAAGATTGATCCAATACCACTTAATACAAATGCGGTAACAAAACCTGCAACAGGAACTTGTAAATCGTAGTTAACCGATGTATAAGTTATTGGTTTCTGAACAAGACCGCTAATAGTCACCATTGACTTAGAATCTCTCTTTGCCATTGAGAATCTATGCTTATTACCTGCACCTGAGTCAGGTAAGAATGTTACTGCTGTACCAGCTATTGCGTCATTTTTTGTTAATGCTATTCTATATTCTTCCTCATTATCCTTTATTGCAAATACAAGGTCAGGAAGATATCCAGTTACACCTGCACCTGTTTGATATACAAGAGCAGTACCGCCAATACCTATAAGGTTTGAGTCTGGTTTGTATATTAATTGCTCAAAAGTAGAGAAGAAGTGCTGTTGTTTAAATGTACCTGTGACTCTATCAAGGGCACTAGGATCAGCAATATTAGTTTCTTGTGCATATATTGGGACACCTTGATTCTTTATCGCAAATGTTCTACTATCTCTATTGTTTATTCCCAAGTATTTGGTTTGTGCAACACTCTCAAAAACAGATCCATAACTAATTTCACCTATACCTTCTAACAATCCATTAGGATCTTCGTCTTTATATAAAATTTCATTATATGCACTAACACTAACTATACCAGAAACTGATGGATGGAACTCAAGATTAATATGTCCATCAGGTCTATATGTAGATCCAAATGTACCAATTCCCATTGTAGCACCAATAGATGCTAATGGATACTCAGTTATAAAGTTTTGTTGATTATATGGATCAGTTAATAAGTAAATTGAATGAATTGATTGTGTATCTCCAATTGCAACATGAATTGTAGATTTAACAGACAAATCTCTAATACTAGCAATACCACAAACAGTAGCAATACCTGCCTTTGCTTGACTTGTAACTTCTAATCTTGCAGTTCTTTCAGTTCCATCTGGGTCAAATGTAGTATTCTTAAATCTGTAATCTGTTGTAGGTCCTACCACTGAAGGATCTACAGCAATCATTTTAGACTTTATCTCAACTGTATTCTGACTTCCATTTAAGAAATCAAGTTTTAATAGACCGCCATCTATGTAAGAACTAAATGTACCAATAAAATCAGGTGATGATAAACCACTTAAATTTTGTTTAGAGTTAAATGCTGCTAATTCTGTTAGATATGTGTCGGAACCATTATGCATTGCAGCATACTCAAAGAAGTCAACTTGACTAGTTGTTAAGTCACTTACTACAAATTGTATGACTGCAGCTTCAGTTGTTATTGTAGAGACACCAATAACATTACTTGTCAAAGCAACTCCTAGTGTATTTGCTCCACCTACCGTGCTAACTGATGATTCTAATCTAATATGACCAAACGCAGTCGTTCCTACTCCAACAGTATCGGAGAAGTTTGATTGGAAAGTCTTAACTTCATAATCAGTGTCGAATGGTTCGTTAGGTCTAATTATTAAATCTGTTGCATTAGAAGAATAGTTAGTATCAAATTGAACATAACTGGTTGTAAAACCCAATTGATCATAGTTTTTATCTTCATATTTTTGTAATAGGAATGTATCTTGACCTACGGTTACTGAAATAAACTCATTTAATTGATATTGATTCTTTGCAGGATCTTCTGCTTGATGAACAGTTTGTGTAAAGAACCTTTGGAATTTTCTAGGAGCAGGATAAGTAGCAACAATTCTGTAAGGACTTAAATCGTTAGAATCATTAGACACAAATTGAGGACTAATATCATCATGCTTTAAAACTCTATTAGTTTTGTTTAGTATGAAATCAGCAAGTCTAGTGCTTCTAAGTTCTACAAATTTAGATATATTACCCTGTGCTTGGAAGTCTCTTGCTAGATCGGCAGGATATATCGCATCAACTCTAAGTGGTTCATTGATAAAGTCTAGTACTAATCCACCTTTATCTTCTGCAGGAGTAAAGGTTTCACCTACACTCTTATAACCTGGTAACGCTGCATCCGTTATAATTTCAGTATTAGCAAAGTTTTTAAGACCTGTTGGGTGAACAATATCATTAACATAGGTAATTAAGTCTTCATATGTTTTAGGACTCTCTATAGCATAAGACAAATTCTGATAATAGTCATTATCTGGTAAGACTTGGTTTGTATCATTAATTAATCCAACATTATCTCTCCAACCAACTGTTGTCTTAACAGATGCCTGTATATTAAAATTACCATCAAATTCTTCTACTCCAGTAATTCTAGCAGATGATCCACTCAATTTACCGATTAAAATGTCTCCAACTTCTAAATCCTCAGCACCACTAACAATGATATTGGCAGTATTGACATTTACAAAGTCTAATCTAACATCAGCAAAAGGATTAGTATTTCTCTTGAACTTCTCATTTTCTACAAATGTTGAGAATCCTTTAGTAACCTCAAATGTTGCAAGATTGCCAAATTTTGTTATATTACCAAAACCATATATTGCAGTTACACCTATGCCTGGATTTGTAGTAAAACCAGTGTAGTCAAAAGTAACCTGTCTTGGATTTGTTGCGTTGTTATAGTCACTAACTCTGAATGGAGTGAATTTATAATCTGCAGAGTTATATCCAGTACCATCATAAGATGTAATACCTTCTAGGAATATAGAGTCTCCAATTGCAATGGGTTCCTTCTTATATCCTAAAATTGGAGTAGATATCTTACATGTCAATATACCTGCGTCAGCAAATGCCTCTAATACCGCAATACCATTACTATTTCTTGTAGGTATTACTCCAAATTCATTTTCAGACAATCCCGAAGGTGGCACACTAATAGTTGCACTAGTAACAGCAGAGTCACTTAAATCACAAGTGATAAGTCCACTATCAACAACCTCCCCTGTTCCTTTATCAAATATAACAAGTTGAGGTGCAGTAATATATGCTCTACCACCAAAAGATACTCTAACATCTACTATAGTTGAGTAATCAGCAATAGTAAGAACTCTAGGTATAAAAGCATCTGGTTTTAATGTATTATCAGATGGATAACCAAAAACATCATCAGGAACAGTTACTTCGGATAATCTATTAATATCTACTGATTCTACTATCAATATAGCATTAGAACCAGATCCTGCAACACTACTAATGCCAGGTACTTTTTCATAATTTATTCCACGGTTAAGAATAGTTATTGATGATATGCCACCATTAGCAGTTGGTGATTGTGTTGTATATGATAAGTTATCACAATTAGCACTAGTATACTGTAACGACTCTGGAGCAAATCTTAGGTTAACCTTAAATTCAGTGTTTGACACACCTACAATATTAAATTTTCCTGCATATCCACTATCAACATATTTTACCTGACCTTGATTAACTACACCAGTGTTTTTAGTAGTTGCTACACCACTTGTACCAAATACATTGTAGAATAACAATTCTGGTGAAGTATCTGAGTATTTGAGAATTGTAGTTGGATGGAATACATTATCAAAGGTAGGTATGGTTGATCCAATACCAACAGTTGCAAATGTACTTACACCAATAACCTCAAAAGTCTCACTAGAGGCAGATCCAACAAATTCATTGAAATAATTCGTATCATAGTAGAATTTTAACTGATAACCTGTTAGACTTGGATCACTCATGTCAAAGACCAAATCATTATTTTTGAAAGGTCTTAATTGTGGATTTATTGGGTTTATTGTTTGACCAGATCCACCTTGACTTGTTATATTAACAAGAACAGGTACACCTGCAGTTTCTGCAAAAGTATTTGTAAGAGATATTGTATTATCATCTACTCTAACAACATAATATTCTTTTTGTTCAATCCCATCAGGTAAATTCGCACCATAGTATAGTATCCTCTCACCTGTGACTAATCTATGATCATTTGCTGTAATTCTGTTTGTATCTGTCCTTATTCCAGATGCAGCAATCTCAAGAGGATTGGTAATTAAATAATCATCAATGACTTTTAATTTAGTGTATGTTGTTGTACCAATACCAGTTGAAAGACCTGGTTTTACAATTAAGTCAATTATATCACCATCTTCTAAACTATGGTCAACAGTAGTTTCAACAGTAGTTGCAATTTTTTCAATTGTACCAGTAACTTTGACTGGTTCTACTTTTTCAAACAAATAATCATATACATTAGATCCACCACTAATAAAGGTTAAATCAGCAGAAGTTTTAGTTGTTTTTATTCCAATTGTATCTTCAGTCTTTTTGACTGCATAAACTGTTGATGGAAGATTAAATGTACCTGCATATATTGATGAAGTAGCACAGGAAATATTAGATCCACTTGCAGGGATAGAAAAAGTCAGTTCGTCATTAGTTTGTAAACCATGATTTTCTAAGTGTATTGTTTTTGTTAATAGAGATCTATCTTTGGTAACACCCATATACTGATAAGATCTAGTTATGGTTTGACTTACTGTAGTACCAAATCCAACAGATTCTGTTGGGTTGAAGTATATCTTTCTATCTGGTTGAGATTCAAAATATTCAACTGCTAAAGGAACTATAATTTCATCTGTAAAGAAAGAGACTCCAATACCAAGAATACCCGTAGTTGCAGCTGCACCTGATCTACGGATTCTTAATACATTATCATCAGGAAATATATTTAAAATTTGTGCAGTCTCTGATCCAACACCAACAGTTGTTCCTATACCTGCAGAAAATATCTGTGTAGAGAATCCAATAGTAGCACCTACAGAAACTGTAGGAGCAATAGATTGTACTCTAATATCAGTTACAACACCAACAAATCCAGTATCGAGTAAAGTTGTTGAATAGTCAACTAAACTAATTTCATGCGATCCAGTTAATCCAATAATACTAGTGGACAATCCAGAAACCTGCACATAGTCACTTGACTTTAATTGATGGAATGGTTTTCTATGACCAATAACTCTATCTGATCCACCCCATGAGAAAATTATATCCTCAAATTTATTAAAGATAGTACTAATTTTACTTACTTCTTGTCCATTAATTTTATTTACAATTGCATACGCATTACTTCCACCAGTATCTGAATTATCAAAATTTAATGGTGTGCCAACAGTATATCCTATACCTGGTTGGACAATTTTAATATTGTCTATTGATCCAGATAGTATTCTCTCAGGGAAAGCAACATTATTAATTGATTTGTATGGTTGAACCACATAATCGTAAGATACACCACTACCAAACATATTGTATGGATTTGTATTTCTAACTAATTCTGAATTCTCAAAGTTAAAATTACTTTGTTTTATCTTACTACCAACTTGTATATTCTCTTCTATTGGGAATCCTCTATAAGTATGTCCAATGTAATATGGGAACTGAGGTGCAATTAAATTATCTACAGTTGCAAAGTATGCATATATTCCTTGAGTATACTCAGGAGTCTTACAAAATCTACCATTATGTTCATCTAAATCACCACTAGCATCATAGTAATAATCTTCTGTAAAATATCCTGCAACAAATTCTGAGGTGTTTGGTCTATTCTTAACTCTAGATTGATCTAACTTGTAGGAAGAAAGCATTCTTCTAGATCCAGATTGATTGTTGTCTCTATCTGAAAATCCAAAAGGACCGTATATTGGGTTTCCATCATATGCCCAACCTATGATAGGAGAGTGACCCGTACCATCATCATTAAATACTGTTCTAACTGTTTCACCATATCCAACACTCTCTATCGCCAATCCACCGTCAACTGCACCTAGATAATCACCATTTGTTGTTTGACTAGTATTAAATTTATTACCTGTTAGTCTTCTAATATTACTTGCAAATGTAGCAGCATTACCTGGTGCAAGAACTGTTACTGTTGTTGTTGATAATGCGTATCCAACACCTGCTGCTAGAACTTTGACTTTATCAATAGATCCACCGTTCATTACAGCACGAAGTCTAGCACCATTTGCAGTTCCCACTCCAATGACTTCTAAATCAGGAGGACCGTCATAGTTCTGACCTGCTGCTTGAACAAAAGCATCTGATATTCTACCATTAACAATAGTTAATCCAATCTGACCTAACTCACCATAATTTGTAGTTACTATCGGTGTTTTTTCAAAATTGATTATATTAGATCCATAATCACGACCTTCATCATAAAGAATGGTATCAACAACAGAACCACGGACAATAGGGAATGCTTCTATGGTTCTATTAGCATCATCACTTGTAACAACATTAATATCTACAGTTACAAGAGGATAGAAGAAGTTTTGATACCCAGAACCTGTTGAATCAAATCTAGTGTATAATTTATTGAGGTAATTTGTTTGATCAGCTAATCTTACAGTTGCTAGACCAGAATTGCATAATCTAAAACTATTATCATCAATTGTTAATACTTGATACTGTGAAGTTGTTGATAGTCCAGTAATTGCAGTTTCATCTGCACTGTAATGAATTACCTCGCCATCTTTAAATCCATGATTAGGAAACTCAATAAAATCTCTAACAGTGCTGATTCCACCAATAGTTCCTGTTGGATTTACTGATATTTTTCTATTTGTATAACCTGATCCACTATCAATTACAGCAATTCTAGATATTCTTCGTTTAGTCTCATAATCATTAAACTGATGAATACCGACATTTGAATCACCTGCGGTAGAACCAAAACTTACTGTATTAACACCTGCGACTGCATCTGACTTATTTCTATAAATTTGGAATATATTAGTTGCTGCAACACCAACATAGTAAGATTGACCTTCTACCAAACCAGTATCAAGACCAACAGCAGTGCTAGTAGAAAGTGCTATTGGATTATTGTTATTGGCATTGTATATTACTCTATCACCTGTTTTATAGAAATGCTCTTTATTTAAAATAAATCGGTCAGACCCAACATCAATATTACCACCTATTGCAAATTTTTTAGCATTAAATGTAAGTGATCTATATGCCAGTTCTGTTATTGCCTCTGCTCTTGCTCCAGACCCATTTCCACCATGAACATCGACAGATACTACATTTTTAATCTCATATTCAACAGGATCTACTAAAATATCAGTAACAGTACCTGCAACAGATACTCTACCATAAGCAGTGTTAATACCACTTGTGCTAGTCTCAAAACCAACTGAAGGTGGGAATGAAACATCATATCCTCTACCTGCGTTAACTATATCAAAAGATCTTACAGGTCCGAAGTAAATATACTTGTCAGATTTGTAATTTGTAATTTCAACACCATTAATCAACATTCCTGTTGTTCCAGTTTGTGTTGATTCAGATGTTGTCTTTGGTTTTGTACCATCAGTAAGGTTTTGATCTAAAATAAACCTTTTAAGTGTTCCAGAAGGGAAAATAGACTCTCTTGCTTGTTCTGCACGAATAAAGTCATGAATTCCTGTAGGAAGCTCAGTAGGAACAAATCCAACTGCTATTCCAGAAGGAATGAACGATCTTGACTGATATAATTTGATTTTATTGTTTTGTGACAATACTTCAACAAAATATGATGCTTGAGTTAGTCCACCGATTGCTGTAGTGTCTCCTCTTGGGACATATGAGATTTCTTCTCCAGTTTTGAAAGGTACACTGCTTGGAAACGAGAAAATTGTGTATCTATTGGTTAAAACATCATATCCTTCAAAATCAGCATTTCCTATCTTAGGATCTGTTAATGTTGCGGTTATTTTTTCAGTTGTGATGTCATATGAAGGAATAGAGTTAGATGCAACATAACCTTCCTTTAAATTAGTAGGAGAATACTTAGCATCAAGAATATATGCGTTAGTTACATCTGCAAGTATCTGATCTTGACCACCAACGATAGAAACTCCTGTACTTGTTGCTTTTTCTTGTATTCTTCTTATATCATAGCTAATACCAGAGGCAGCTGTAATGGTTCCTGAGAGAGTTACCTCATTTAGTGCAGTATTTACGAAGTTTACATTTAAACCCGTTGCAACGACCGTCTGAGTGTTTCTGATGACTATTTCTACTTTATCGTTCTTCTTTATACTTGCTTTATCAATCCTACCCTTCAATCTAAAAGTAGTTCCAAAGAATTGTTCTATTTCATACCTTGCACTAGTGTTATAAATCCAAGAATTGAAAAATACTTGCGAATATGTTTTATCTGTTGGTGGATTCTTAACATACCTACCTAAATTCTTAACTTGTATCCTAGATTGCCCAGTTAGTCCATATAAGTTCTGTAAAGACTCAAAATTACTAATTACACCAGTCAATCTCATGTTGACTCTCTTACTTAAGTCGTTATCTTCAAATCCATAGACTAAAGTAGGTGCATATAACTCAGTTGCTGATGGAATCTCTTTTAGTGCAGTTGTAACACCGATAAACTGGTTTATAGTCTTTTCTGAATAATCTAATGTCTGATAAAAGGAGTCATCAGTCACTCCAACTTGGAAAGTACCTGTTTGTCCAAATCCAATAGTAGAATCAACTGTAATTACTGTTGCACCGATTCCAATTGTGCCTATTGACTGTGTTTTGCCAGGTATTACAAAATTACCTTCAATTAAGTCTCTATCATCAAAACCAATAAACACAGATATGCGATAATAGTCATCTCTTATCTGTACAACATCAGAAATAGGTCCTGACGCAGCATTTACTAGGTCATTGCCTATTTCATTATCTTGATATAGTGTTTGACCTATCAATTTAAGTGGATCACCTGATATTACCCTAATAGCAAAAGATTGTCTTCTTAAGTAGTTGGCAAATGATGGTTTTATTAGATATTTCTCAAGATCGTTGATTTTTGGTTCTAAACCAAATAATGCTTTAAATAAAATCTTAAATGACTCATCAGTACCTTTAGATTCATATAAATTTCTTGCTTCTTTTATAAAGTTGTTAACATTAAGCTCAGGACTTAGTGTGACACCCTCTAGACCAGGTGTATATTGTGCTTTTAACTTAGTATAGAACTCTTGTAAAAATAATGCACTTAAATTCTGTATACTTGCTCCAGAATCGTGTTTAGCAGGTGTAGTATCTGTATATGTTAGATTGTATGGGTCATTGGTAGTACGGTATGTTGTGATACCACTAAACCCTCTTGTACATCCTGTAAATGTATTAGTAGTTACACCTGTATATGTTATAATCTCATTATCAATCTTTAAAAGACCATACTCTTGTGGAAATCCTTTAGTATTAGGAGAAACTGTTATAGTATCAGTTGTAGAATCAATACCAGATGAAATACTTGCTATTCCTGCAACAACTTCTTTAGTTAAATTATCAATCTTAATATATTTGTCAATATTCTCCCCAATATCAAGAGAACCACCTTGATGTTCTTGTGATATGTAATATTGCTTTAAAAATTCTTCTAATAGTGGATTCTCTGCCTTTGCAAACTCTGGAGTTTGATCTCCAACAACTTGATAAGTCTTAACCCTCGAAGATAATGGACTGTAGGTTTCTATCATTCGTTTTATGACCTAATTAAAGTACCATTTGAGTAACTAGAGGTTGTTCTATATCCAATTCCAGATATTTGCTGTCCAGAAGATATTGTATCTCTGACCATATTTATCTTAGTATTTGACATGTCCAATTGAAGGTACAAATCCTTCAAACCTATGATATCATTAGATTCTGGGAATGCTTGAATCTCAATTAACCCATTTCCAAGACTTGTGCTAGTAATATTAAGTGTGTTAATTATTATTTCACCTTTTACATAATCTACTGTTCCTGCAGATGGAAGAACAACAGCAGATGAGTCTGCTGCAACCTCTGCTAATTGAATAACTGCTAATTGACCTGTTTTTAAGTCTGGATTTGGAATATCTGTAAAGTAAAGTGTATCAGATCGACCAGAAATTGTAAATCCTGTACTTTTGATGTTTTTACCATCTTTATTTACATGGAATTGATTACCATAGCATAATTCATACTGAGCAAACGAATTAAAGACAGGTTTTAAGTCTCTACGCATTATAATTTTAGTAATATTTGATGTAATTGCTTTATTTGTCTCATCAATAACTGATACAGAGTCAGAATACTTAAATCTTCCCCCAAATCTGTTTAAATTAGTAGAAGTTCCATAATTTGTTAACGATTGAGTTACTTGTGCTTTTAAAGTATCAGTTTCATCGTATACATTTGTATTATAATAGACTGCACTGTCAAGTTCGATGTATAAAATCTTAAGATCAACTATTTTTTGGTTAATTCCTGCTATAGAGTAACTCTTTAACTCATCTAAGATTCTTGTTTTTGTAAAATCAGATAAAAATGTTGCATTTCTTGGTTTTATACTCAATAAAACAGTACCAAACTCAGGTGGATCTAATTCTTCACCGCCAACTACTGAAACAGACTCTGCATCAGGAAATACACTTTGTATTATTGCCTCGTAATCCTTTGTTGTGACTGCTCTGTACTGTGATGAGTACACTCTGGGTGCAATATACTTAATAGACTCTATAGTTTCAATATCACCACCACCTTTTGCATTCTGAGTGGTGTTTATAACAGGTGTTGCACTAGCAGCGAGTGGATTACCCGCATCATCTACCGCATCTGCACTATATGAGAAGAATTTACCATCGTTACCTGCTTTTCCTTCAGTAATAATATAACTTATTTCTATAATATCTCCATCTTCTAGTTTTGTACCGAAAAATCCATCACCAAATAGCAACTCATACTTCTCATCTTTGATTTCTTGTATCAAATAGATGTTTGATGATGCACCTAAACTTGTAATGTTGTCAATTCTTGAATATTCTAGTCCAGATGATGCTCCACCCTTTCTTACAAACACTCTAATTGACTCAGTATCAATAAATGAGTTCTCTAATATAAATTTTTGATCCAAACTAGCATTTACGACAAAGTTTTTCTTTAAAAGTGTTCCTTGATATACCGTAAGGTTCTCAAATTTAGCAGTTCTTGGTGGATTTGTTAAAATATTGCTTCCTGCATCTATTGGAGAAGCTGCAATTATATCTTCTGGTATAGAAAAAGTAAAAGAAGTGTTATTTGATGCTCCTACACATACTAATCCTTTGTTTAATTTAACTGTATTACTATTTCCATTGAATTTAAAGTCAAAATTTATTATTGCTTGAGCAGATTTACGAGATCTTGGTACATATCCTATATTTCTTGCCAAAGAAACAACATTTTCTCTCAGAGTTGCTGAATCCAAGAAGGATTCATTGACTACCATGTTACTATTGAACGCAGAGATATAAGTATTGTACGCTAGAATGTCTATTAAGATCGACATGTTCGATCCTTCAAAGTCAAAATCAGTAAAATTACTGTTTGATCTTAGATATTGACGAATCTGATCCTTAATTTGATCAAAATCTAAATTTGTAAACTTACTTACTGGCATTTTGTTACCTAGTTGCCTCTAAAATGAACTCAAATCCCTGTACAGATCTACCTTGACCTACGATTTCGTAATTAATTGACATCTCGTACTCATTTAAGTCAGGTCTAGGAGTAGCTACTACTGCAACATTCGCTATCCTTGGTTCGTATGTTGCTAAAAGTGTCCTAACTTCATCTGCTATGACTCCTCCAGTAGCAATATCACAAAAACCAAAGAGAAGATCGGATACTTCTGATCCAACATCACTATAAAACCTTTCTCTTATTCTAGTCTGGACAAGATTTCTTACAGAACGCATGATTGCCCTCTCGTTTTTGAGTACACCTAAGTCTCCTGTAACAGGATTAGGTACAAAATCGAGGGTAATATCTTTATAACTATGTGATTTTTTAGTTGCCATTAAAATTGGCACAGGGTTCGTGAGTTATTTATACCCTATTTTTTAATTTTTTTCAACTACACTCAGAACTATGGTCTAATTCGTAGTATTGATCCTCATAATGGAGTCCATCATTGCCATTTTGACCTATTACATCCATTCTTTTCTCGTCCCACTCAGCATCTTTTAGTATTTCGTCATATAAATGCTCATCTACTTTTATTTTTTCATCTATATAATCCTTTATTTTCTTTAAACAATCTTTCATAGGAAGAGTTTCTACACCGACTATCTCGTCGGTTATAGAACCATCTTGTTTAATAGTGAATTTTACAGTAATCATGTTTAAAGAAAATCGAGCAACGCTCGCTCGCTAGTTTTTACCTTGTCCCCTATACTTTTTACGAGCAGCGTTTCGGGCGGTGCTAGAATATTTTGTATTCTTACCGTTTCCCTGTCTAGTTTTTTTGTTTATCTTTCTATCTATCATTATATTACCCTAGTTTTTTCATGACCAACCCTAATTCTAGGATCACACCATATCTCAAAACCTGCTTCTAGTGCATCTAAACAGAAAGATACATCTTCTCCGCACATGTCTTGTACATCACCTGATTCAAAGACTTGCATCTTAGGAGCAAACCAAGGGTATTTCATCTCTTCATGTTCCCATACACCATTCTTAATAAGAACCCAACCAAAACCAGTGTAATCGACTGTGAATGGTTTCTTTCTCTTAGACATAGTTTCACCAGTTTCGTGATTCATGACCCCTCCATTATTACGGAAGTTGTCTTCATCTAACCAGTGAGCAACTGAAGTAGTTTGACCATCTTCTGTCATATACCAACCTGCTGCTATATCCTTCTCCATTAATACTAGTTGAAGTAACTGTTCTGTCTTGAATACTATATCTGAGTCAATCCATAACTGATAGTCATACTTTAACTTACCATCCCAAGGTACTTGATCAGGTCCTCGCAACACATTAGCACCTAAGCACTTGCAACGAGCAAAGTTAACCATACTACTATAATCTTGCGATATCTGTATGCTTACTCCATGTTGAACTAAGTCAAATGCCATTTGAACGAAGCTCTTTAGAAACACATATGAACAACCACGACCTGGCATACAGAAGACGAGAGACTT